CAGAGGCCGTCGACGAGGAGATCCTGGAAGGCGAAGGCAAGGAAAAGGTCCAGGCCTTCCGCATCCGCTTCGCCTCGGGCTTCAAGGTGGTCGCCTTGCCGTCTGTGCCTCGCGCGCTGCGCGGCAAGCAGGGCCTGGTGATCATCGACGAAGCGGCCTTCCACAAGGATCTGGCCGAGGTCATCAAGGCCGCCATGGCGCTGCTGATGTGGGGCGGCCAGGTGGTGGTCGTGTCCACCCACGACGGCGCATCCAACCCCTTCAACCTTCTGCTCGACGACATTCGGGGCAAGAAGCGCAAGGGCGTGACGATGACGATCACGCTCGACGATGCGCTGGCGGACGGCCTCTATGAACGCATCGCCCTGGCCGCGTCGATCAAGGGGCGGACGATCGAGCCCAAGGATGTCTGGGTCGCGGATCTTCGCGCAAGCTATGGCGACGACCAGGACGAGGAGCTGGATTGTAAGCCGAAGGAAGGCTCGGGCTCGTTCCTGAACCCGCAAGACCTTTCGGCCTGCGAGCACCCGGACGCGGGCAAGCCGGAGCTGTATGCCGGCGGGCTCTGGTACCTGGGCCGCGACGTCGCCCGGCGCCGCGACCTGGCGGTGCTGCACGGCTATGAGCTGGTCGGCGACGTGCTCTGGCTTCGAGACCGGCAGCTATTCCAAAACGCGAAGTTCCAGGTGCAGGACGACGCGGCCCAGGCTCTGATCCAAAGCCGGCGCATGACCCAGTACTGGATCGACCAGACCGGCATGGGCGAGAAGGTCGTCGAGGACGAGCAGAGGAAGTATGGGGTCAGCCGGTGCGTGGGCGTCCTGTTCACCGGTCCCGCCCGCTTGGATCTGGCGCTGGCGCTTAAGGAGCGGGTCGAGCAGTGCAAGATCCGGATCCCGCCTGAGGCCGCCCTGCGCACTGACTTCCGCGCCATCAAACGCAAGGGCACCGCCGGCGGCGGCATCAGCCTGGTGAACGACACCGACACCGTTCATGCCGACGAGTTCTGGGCCGCAGGGCTGGCCTGCAGCGCCGCCCGATTGGCGACGGACGAGTACGCCTACCACTCCGTGCGAACCCGCGACTTCCAGGGGCAGAGCCCCCTGGCTCGCCGCCGCTCCGAAATCGAGAACCCCGCTCAGGGCGGCTTCCGAGGCTTCAGGTACTGACCATGTCCAAGACCAACCCCAGCAAGAAGGCCCAGCGCCGCGAAGCCAAGGCGCTGGCCCGCGCCGCCGACCAGGTCGCGCCCGCCAAGCCGCCGGCCAAGGATCTCAACCAGGAGGTCGCGACTGCCTCTATGACCGGCGTGCGCCGCGCCTGGTCGCCTGAGTCGATGGTCGATGGGCTGACGCCCGACAAGCTGTCGGCGATCATGCGCTCGGCCAACCAGGGCGACATGGACGCCCTTTTGACCCTGGCCGAGGAGATGGAAGAGCGCGACCCGCACTACGCCTCGGTGCTGGCCACCCGCAAGCTGGCCGTCGCCGGTCTGGATCGCCAGCTGTCGTGGGCCAAGGGTCATGAAGACCACCCCAAGGCCGACGAGATCCACGAAGCCTGCAGCCAGCTGATCGAGGCGCCCGAGTTCGAGGATCTGATCTGGCACACGCTCGACGCCATCGCCAAACCCTACGCCGTGGCCGAGATCATCTGGAACACGACGGCCCAGATCTGGAAGCCGGAACGCTACGAGCACCGCGACCCGCGCTGGTTCCAGTTCGATCGCGACACCGGCCGGATCCTGCGCATGAAGGAGACCGGCGTTCCTGACGGCGTCGATCTGCCGCCGTTCAAGTTCGTGGTGATGCTGTCGGGCCGCAAGTCGGGCCTGCCAGCGCGCGGCGGCCTCATGCGCCTGGTCGCCTTCAGCTTCGTCTGCAAGCTCTATGGCATCAAGGATTGGATGGCCTATGCCGAGATCTTCGGCATTCCGCTGCGCCTGGGCCGCTATGGCGCCGGCGCTTCGGCCGACGACGTCGAGGTCCTGAAAAGGGCCGTGTTCGGCCTTGGTTCAGACGCGGCCGCGGTGATTCCCGACTCGATGAAAGTCGAGTTCCCCAACCTCGGCGCAGCCGGTGGCGCGGAGCTGTTCAAGACGCTGGTCGAATGGCTCGACAACCAGGTCAGCAAGGCCATCGCTGGCCAGACCAGCAGCGCCGACGTCCAGAAGGGTGGCGGCTACGCCCAGTCGAGGGTCCAGGAGAACGTTCGCACCGACCTGACCAAGGCCGACGCCAAGTGGTCGGGCTCGACGATCACGCGCGCCGTGCTGGAGCCGTTCGTTCGGTTCAACTGGGGACCGGAAGCGCCGGTGCCCAACCTCGACCTGGTCGTCGAGGAAAACGAGGATGTCGAGGTTCTTTCGACAGCCCTGGAAAAGCTGGTGCCGCTCGGCCTGAAGGTCTCCCAGGCGGAGATCCGCAAGAAGCTGAAGCTGTCAGAGCCGGACGACGACGCCGAGCTGCTGTCCCCACCGACGTCAGCCGCGCCCGCCGCGCCCGGCCAGACCGAAGCGCCGCCGGCCGATCCCGCTGCTGGCGACGAGGCCGCCTTGACCCGCGACCAACGCGCCGCCGCCCTGGCCCAGGTCAACCAGATCTTCGCCACCGCCCGCGCCCGGCGCACCGAGGTCGAGGCCCAGCTCGACGAGATCCAGATCGCCGCCCTGGACGGTTGGGAGCGCAGCTGGGGCGGCGAGGCCGCCGCCGTCGTGGCTCTGGTTCAGCAGGCCGAGAGCTTCGAGGCCTTCACTGCTGGCCTGCAGGCGATGGCGCGCGACATCGCAGCGCCGGCCGCCGCCAGGTCTCTGGCCAACGCCATGTTCCAGGCCGCCGTGATCGGACAGGCGCAGGCCCGATCGCCTGAGCCCGCCGGGGAGGCCTGACCTTGGCCGACCGGTTCAACCGGGACCCCGGCCCTGACCCTCGCGCCGTCGCCTATCTGGAAGCCAAGGGTCTGGAGCGGTCTTGGCGCTGGTCGTCGACATGGAACGAGCAGCACGCGTTCGGTTTCACCCTGGCCGGCGTCTATCGCCTGGACGTGCTGGCCGCCGCGCAGAACTTGACGACCAAGGCCGTGCGCGACGGCGAGAGTTTTGAGACCTTTCGAAAGGGCTTCGAAGCCCGATTGAACGCCCTGGGCTTCGCCGGTCCGCAGGTGGTGACCGAGTTCGAGGAAGGCCCGCGCGACGTTGAGCTGACGGCCAGCTGGCGGTTGAAGACCATCTATAGGGCCAATGTCAGCACCGCCTACGCCGCGTCCGAGTGGCAGGCGATCGACGACACCAAGGCCGACTTCCCGGCGCTGGAGTATCAGGGCGTCAAAGACGAGGCGACGCGGACCACGCACGAAGAGCTGTTTGGCGTGGTGCGCCTGGTCAGCGATCCGTTCTGGGCGACCTGGTATCCGCCCAACGACTGGGGCTGTCGCTGCTGGGTCGTGCAGATCTCGGTCGACGAGCTGGCGTCGGGGGCGATCAAGCTGACGACGGACGTGGACCTGAAGAACCGTGGCGTTGTCCTGGACGAGGCGCAGTGGCCGATCTGGACTGACAAGAACACCGGCATGATCGCTCGCGTGCCCGAGGGCATCGGTCCGGGCTGGGCGTACAACCCCGGCATGGCCCGCCGCCAGGTGCTGGGCGAGCTTCTGGCGCGGCGCATCGCCGGCCTCGATCCGAACATGGCGCGAGCTGCTGCGGCCGACCTGGTCAACTTCCCGCAGTTCGCCGACCTGGTGACGGACGCGGTAGCCCTGGGCAAGCTGCGCGCCGATCGGCGCGAGGAGGTGTTCGCCCAGCTGCGCCGCGACGGCGTGCCCAGGGCCCAGGCCGATCGCCGCGCTGCGGCCGCCGTGGACGATGCCGGCAAGTTCCCGGCCGACAGCTGGCCGATCGCCGTGACGCCGCCCGAACTGGGCGAGCAGGCGCGCGGCGTGGTGGTGGTCAACGCCTCGGCCATCGGCCACTCGGCCGACAAGCACCCGACGACGCCGGCGGACTGGGATCGCGCGCGGCAGCTGCTGGAAGACGGCGAGATCTGGCGGGCGTCCGATGGGGAGGTGACCGTGTTTGGATCCTTCGAGACAAACGCCGGCCGCCGGCTCTGGGCTTTGGCGCTGAAGGCAGTCGACGGGGCCTGGCGCGTGCGGACGTTCTTCCCGACCTCGCCGCGCCGTCGGTCGACGATCACGAACGGCCGCGAGCTGGTGCGCGCGGCGCGGGGCGATCTGGCGAAGGGAATGGAATGAGCGGCCGGGGGGACGTGGCTTCCCGCGTGCTCCGGTTGCCCGGACCAGCTGCACGATTGGCTCGGCCGCTCGCCCTCAATATAGGACTTTCGGGCCGTTTTGGCCAGTTTTGGAATTGGTCATCACCAGGGGCGCTCTATAGGTGGAACGGCCCGAGCTAGCCGCCGGGGGCGCTTTCCCCCTTCCACGGCGTTCTGTGGCGTTCCAATCGCGCATCCACACGAGAGATGGGCGCGTTATAGTCCGATGATCTGAGGGTCCCGCCCGCCACCGGGGGTGACAGTTGTCACCGGCTACGGGGCCTGAAGCGCCGCTGATAGTGGCGCCATGCAAGACCAGCTGTCCAGCCAGCTCCGTTCGGAGTGTTTCCATGTAGTCGCCGCTGCAAGCGGGGCGGCCGCCGCGTTGTCGGTCGCCCTGGCCAGCGCCGCTGCGGGCGAGGTTGCGTTCGGCGACGGCTTCGAGCTGGCCCTTACCCGCGTCGGCGACCAGGTCACCATTCCCGACTGGATTCAACTCTTCCCCAAGGGGCCCGCGATCAACGCCCGCGATGGCCGTCGCTGGACCCTTGCCAACCCTCAGGTCGTTCTGGACGCCTTTGCGCGTAACCAGGCCGATCTGCCCCTCGACCTGAACCACGCTTCCGAACTGCTGGGCCCCAAGGGCGGCGACGCGCCGGCCCAGGCCTGGATCAAGGAGATGGCGATCCGCGACGGCGCCGTCTGGGCGCGGGTCGAATGGAACGACGCCGGCCGCGTGGCCGTGGCCTCCCGTTCCTATCGCTACGTCTCGCCCGCCTTCACGCACGCCGCCGACGGCCAGATCACTGGCGTCAAGTCGGCGGCGCTCGTCACCCAACCCGCGCTGGTCATGCCCGCGCTGGCTCACCTGCAGACTGCCCCTCCGGAGAAACCCGTTATGACCCTCGCTACCCGGCTCGCCGCCGTGTACGGCCTCGCGGCCGTCGCGACCGACGACCAGATCTACGAAGCCGCGACCACCCAGGTCGCCCTGGCTCGTGACGCTCGCGATCCCACCAAGCTGGTCCCCGCTTCGGACCTGCAGGTGGCCCTGACCCGCGCCACGACCGCCGAGGCCACGATCGCCGCCGCCGCCGCCACGGCCGCCGAGGCCGGCATCCAGGCCGCCGTCGATGGTGCTGTCGCCGCCGGCAAGATCTC